TGGTGAGGCTATGCTCTTTGACCATATCTCACAAGGGAAAACAACCGATTCAGTGATTAAGTCTTTGGACATAAGCATTGGCGGTTTCTACAAATGGATCGAAAAAGATGCGAAGCGGGGAGAACTCCTCGCACGCGCACGCACGCGAGGTGGGAGAAGTTTAGCAGAGCAGACCCTCGAAATTGCAGACAGCGCAAGCCCTCAAGACGCGCAGGTGGCCAAGCTGAGAGTGGACACAAGGCGCTGGCTGGCCTCTAAGCAGGCTCCAGATGAGTATGGTGACAAGCAGCAACCCCTGGTCAATATCGACCTTGGAAGCATGGCCCTTGATGCACTGCGCAAGCGCACTGTCGTATCACTAGACGATTCTTCATAAATGAATACCGAAGCATTCAGTCACTTTATACAATGGCCATTATGTTAAGTGCATAACTCGTTATCCACAGAATTAAGTGCATCAAAGTATTACAAGCCTACTTATGCACAGGAATCTGTGGATAAGGTTGGCCAAAATCCGTGGATAACCCCGCGGTGGCCAGCTAGCGGTCGGTGGCCGCGACCCCCCCGTGGCCGGCTTGGCGGGGGCGACTGTGGCGGCACTAAACACCTACAAAAAAAATTTTTTAAAAATCTTTTGAACTAGTTGACATAAAACGCAAAAACACTTCACAATGTCAACTCCACAAACAACGGAGCTAAACCATGAAAACGAAGCAGGCGACAGTGGTCATCAAGGACCAGGAGTGGATCGTCTTAGACACTGATGAGGCTCAAGACAAGAAAGTGTTCTGCAAGCTAATGAGCTTGGATGGGACAATTGTCTGGCACACTTGGGTGGACATTAACCAGATCGTGGGGATAATATGAATACGCAAATGCTTATTAAGGTACGCCAGTTATTCAATGTTGATTATGTGCCACGTAGCACTAATAGACATAACCAACTGCAATATATCAAGGCATTAAGAATGCTGGGTAATAAGTGGTTAACCCACAAAGATAATGAAGTCCAGAAAATTGCCCAATGATTATTATTTATTCAATATTAGTATTCAATGTAATATTTATATTGTTTATTTTTTACAGGGATTATATGAATCAGAAACAATGCCCACCATGTAATGGCAATTGCAATGAGGGCAGAAACTGTCCGGCAAGAAGATGAAGAGTAACTTTGTGAATAACCATGTGAGATTGAATGGGAACGTGCATGGCCACAAATTACAGCTTTGTAATAAATGCGCTTTGAAAAAGCCACCGGAGGGTGGGGTGGAGATGAGTGCGACTAAGTGGTTGTGTGCATCGTGCTGGACCGACAGGATCACGGGCCAAAACTTAAAGCAAGCGAGGATGGATAAATGACTGATTTGTTGACAGCGCTGCATCTTAGTGTGATGTTGTTGGATTTGAAGATTCGCATGATGGAGGCGATTGAAGAGGATCGGTTTGACCTGGCGATGACGATGCATTTGCTGATACTGGTGCGGACTGATGAGTTGGAGGCGCATAAGTGGGCGATGAGTCCTGGTGCGTGGAAGATTTATGAGACTATTCATCCATGAAAGAAAATGTTTTTAGTCAGTGGGTAGAAAGGTATCAGCCTGACCCCGTCTTGTTTGTTCAAGAGGTTTTGGGGGTTGACCCTGACCCGTGGCAGGTGAAGTTTCTTGGGGCAATAGCGAGAGGGGATCGGAAGATAAGTGTCAGGTCTGGCCACGGGGTGGGCAAATCCACTGCAAGCAGCTGGGCCATGCTCTGGTACTTTATGACCAGGTCTCCGGTCAAGGTGGTGGTGACTGCACCGACAAGCTCTCAGCTGTATGACGCGATGTTTGCGGAGCTGAAGAGGTGGATCAATGCGATGCCTTTGCCTTTGCAGGGATTGCTGACAGTCAAGCAAGAAAGGATTGAATTCAATGCTGCACCCACTGAGATGTTTATTTCAGCCAGGACATCGAGGGCAGAGCAGCCAGAGGCTTTGCAGGGTATTCACTCAGAGAATGTGATGCTGGTGGCCGATGAGGCTTCTGGTGTGCCAGAGCAAGTGTTCGAGGCCGCGGCTGGATCGATGTCTGGCCACAACGCGGTGACGCTGCTTTTGGGGAATCCGGTGAGGTCGAGTGGGTTTTTCTATGACACCCACACGCGCTTGGCCGATGAGTGGACCACATTCCAAGTGGCCTGCACTGACTCGCCACGGGTGTCGGATGAGTACGTCAAAGAGATGGCCATGCGCTATGGCGAGGAAAGTAACGTCTACCGGATCAGGGTGATCGGTGAGTTTCCCAAAGGGGATGACGACACTGTCATTGCCATGGACTTGCTTGAGAGTGCGGTCAATCGGGATGTCGCGCCAAGCGACTACGCGCCAATGCTCTGGGGCTTGGATGTGGCAAGGTTTGGTTCGGACAGGTCGGCCCTCTGCAAAAGGCAGGGGAATGCGGTGACTGAGGCGATCAGGACATGGAAAAACTTGGACCTGATGCAATTGACTGGTGCGGTGGTGGCCGAGTATCAGGCGCTGCCACCGAGCCAGCAGCCAAAGGAGATACTGGTCGATTCGATTGGCCTTGGGGCTGGGGTGGTGGACCGGCTGCGGGAGCTGGGCCTACCGGCCAGAGGGATCAATGTGTCTGAAAGCCCTGCCATGGGTGGGACTTACAGGAATCTGAAGGCTGAACTTTGGTACAAGGCAAGGGCGTGGCTTGAGGCCAGAGACTGCAAGATGCCAAAGGATGAGGTCTTGATTGCTGAACTGGCCACAGTGCGGTACTCATTCACCAGCAATGGCAAGATCGCCATCGAGGGGAAAGACGAGATCAAGCGCAGAGGATTGCCAAGCCCAGACAAGGCCGATGCCTTTGTCCTGACGTTTGCAAGTGACGCGGTGGCGGGGATGTACGGATCAAGTGGATCAGGCAAATGGTCCCAACCCCTGCGCAGAAACCTTGTCAGGGTTGCATAATTCGGGTATTGACAAACCAATGGGGGAAACCTATGAAGGCAATGAGTAAAGCGCAAAAGAAGGTCGGCAAGGTAATGGGTGAGTACAAAGCCGGAAAGCTCCACAGTGGTGGGACTGGCAAAATTGTTAAGAATCCTAAACAGGCCATTGCCATTGCAATGTCTGAGGCAAAACTGCCAATGCGCGGTCAGCGCACGGCAAAGAACAAGGCGAAAAAATAATGGCTACTTTAAAACGCACCATGGATCAGGTCATGGACCGAGAAGAGGGCGAAGACATGAGCGCAGGCGAGAACTGCCCCATGCCCACGCTAGACATTACCCTCAATCTGAAAAACCGCGCCAAGGCAATCACCAGCGCGGCCTATGGTCCTGAGAATCCCAAACTGCCAAACGAGGCTTTTTGGCGTAAGAAGGCTGACCAGTGGGATGTGAGCATGGATGACGCAAAGCAAAGCCTGTGCGGTAACTGCGCGGCATTCAATGTGTCTGACAAGATCAAGAACTGCATTGCAGAGGGTATTGGCATGGAAGCCGACCCATGGGGAACAATCAAGTTGGCCGACCTTGGCTATTGCGAAATCTTTGACTTCAAGTGCGCAGCCAGCAGAACGTGCGATGCATGGGTGGTCGGTGGTCCCAATACGGGTGAAGAGACTGAAGACATGGAAGATGAAGGAGAAGAGGAATGAAAGGTTTGTATGAAAATATTCATCGAAAACGCGAAAGAATTGCTGCTGGAAGCAAAGAGAAAATGCGCAAGCCTGGGGCAAAGGGCGCGCCAAGCGCTGCTGACTTTAAGGCAGCGGCTAAAACCGCCAAGCCAGTGAAAAAGAAATGAAGACCCCAGCTTGGCAGCGTAAAGAGGGCAAGTCACCCTCTGGCGGCTTAAATGCCAAGGGCCGTGCCAGTGCGAAGGCGCAGGGTATGGATTTGAAAGCGCCAGTCAAGGCTGGCGATAACCCAAGACGCGCATCATTCTTGGCGCGGATGGGCAATATGCCTGGTCCTGAGATGAAGGCCGGTGAGCCGACACGGCTGCTGCTGTCTTTGAAGGCATGGGGTGCAAGCTCCAAGGCCGATGCCAAGGCCAAGGCGGCTGCGATCAGTGCCAGAAATAAGGCCAAGAAATGATCTGTCCGATTGTCATTGCCACTGTGAGGGGCCATGGGTTGTCGGTATTGCTAGAGTCAATCAAGCAATACGCGCCAGAGTGTCCGGTCTATCTGCGCGGCCCAGAGTCTGTCATTGAGCGTTTTGATGCCGATTACAAACTCTTTGGCCAGCCAAGGAACTTTGGCGAAGACTACAACGAGGTGATTGAGGCAGCGCTCAAGGACTGGTCATCATGCATTGTGGCCAATGACGACATTGTGCTGACACCCACCAGCGTGAAGGTGCTGATGGAAGATGTGGCCATTGTCAGGACCATGAACAGCTACAAAGCTGGGTGGGTGGCGGCTCGAAGTGATGCGGCAAGGTCTGGCCAGAATGTGCGGATCACTGAGAAGCCAGAAAAGCTGAACTTTTACAAATTCCCGTCTGAGGCCCACATTAAACTGGTCCAAGAGGTTAGCCCAATTTTTGCATGGATATCAAGTGATGCATTTGAAGAGGCAAAGTTTCCCCCTCTAAACTGGTACAGCGATGATGTGCATTGTATGGACTTAATCCAAAAAGGCTACGGCCACTATGTCAGCGCAAGCTATGTCCACCACATTGGCAGCAACACCATTGGCATGAATGCCAAGCAGCTGCATGAGGATGCAATGCCATGGCTCAAAGAGAATCGACCCGAATATGCGAAGGCATGGTTTGATTGATGT